GTTGCTGCGGCTCTTGGTCTCACGATCGAGCTCGCAACGACTGAGCCCGGCGAGCCCCTCGCTTTCTGTGGCAGAGTGTTCTGTGACCCCCGAACCACCTATGATTCGTTCCAAGACCCTATTCGCACAATGAGCAAGCTGCATCTCACCGCAGCCCCTGCTAGTGTTAGCGACACGCAAGCCTTGGCGAACCGCGCTGCTGGCTATGTAGTAACTGACTCCAAGACCCCGATCGTGGGTGTCTGGTGCCGCAAGGTCATGGAATTGACTGGCGCACCGGATCCAACGAAAATGACGGGTGAAGAGAGGTGGAAGTTCGAGAACGCCGCCTGGCCCCAAGACAGCGAAGAGCTGATATTGGAACATTTCTGTCGTGTGATGGAGATGGAGGCCGGCGAAGTACGTGATATTGAACGGTGCATTGAAGCTGCCTCTACGGTGGAAGATTTGCCCGAATCTGTCATGGAGAACGGACACCAGGTGAAACACAAGCTGCGCGCAGTTCTTGGCCACGATATAGTCGGCCCCGAGCCGGACGTAAACGACGCAACAGCGGAACAATGCTTAGCGACGACAACGTCAGGGACCTCGCAGTCGCCCGAGAGCGCTGGCAATCCAAGTTCGCCAGCCATCTCCGGCAATCCGTCCTCTCTGCCTTCGAGCGGAGGGAGCACTTCGTCAGCACAGGGACAATCAAAAGCCCCGGGCCAACGCGGCAAGAAATTGACGCCAAAGTTGAAGCCATCGTGCGTGAGATTTGCTCCCAATGAGGGCGCAGCGCGTAAAAGTGATCAACGGCCAATAGACCCCCCATCGGGTACTGACAACGCCGAAGTGGTAATAGAGCAGCAAGCTACTGATAATCCACCTGGTCACAAGGCTAAAGATGGCCCAGAAACGCCGTCAAAGAAAGCGCAACGCAACAAGAAAGCCCGCAGGCGCGCCAAAGCCCACAAAGCCCAGGCGCCGCCGCAATCGCCAGAGAACCGCAATGCGGATGAGTCTGGCAGGGGAGAACTTTCTTAAGTGCGCTTTCGCACCCCCGGATTTCAACAACGATCCGGGTCAAGGCATCCCCGACACGTTCGATGGTAAAGTCCTTCCGCGAAAAGACGTGTTGACCCAAGCTCTCAACTTCACGGCTAACCGCGATACTTATATCGTGGTCCTGCCGACGCCTGGAGTTGCCTACTGGACTGTCGATGTCGCTGTTGGCGCAAGCCTTGCAGTGACGACGCTGAACGCTGTCCCCATGCCTGGGTTTCAGACTTTGTTCGGCACGACGGCGGTCTCGAGGGCGAACCAAGTGACGGCCTTTCGCTATGCGTCGATGGTCGCTGGGTTATACCCGACGAGCAATCTGATGCAGTTCGCTGGCTCGATCAGCGTGTGGAAGATACCCGTGAAGATGGAGTTGGCCACCTATGATCAGTTGATACCAACAACATCGCCGATCACCATCTCTCAGTCCTCTTGGACTCTGAATGGACTGGATGCTCTCGACGCTGTCAGCCAGGACAACTACACTGGCAGCTTCATCGAGGGGATGTTCAGCCAATCGATAAACAATGAGCCGGAATTCGAGTTCGCTCCGATTCTGGAGGGTGTGCAAATTTTGCCCCCTGCTTCTACGACGCTCGCGCAAACAGGACAGTTTTGTTACCTGAATGCTGGAGCGGCAGCTGCCTCCGCGTTTACCGGGCTGGGCTCAATGGACGCCATTGTCATCAAGGTGTCCTCTCCGGTTGGTGCGGTCAACTCTGCGGTCCTCAAGACCTGGGCCTGCATTGAGTACAAGGTCAACAACACGTCTGCGCTATATCAATCAGCGCACAATTCGCCAAGCCTCGACCCGGCTGCTATGACTGCGTATCGCAAGATAGCGCATGATGTGCCGGTCGCTGTGCCATGCAAGGACAATGCCACGTTCTGGGAATGGGTAAAACGAATCATGAA